AGCAAACTCAGAGTTGTCTCTAGCTTTTTTGTCCAAGCCAAACGTACCCTCAGATTTAAGCGTGGCGAAACCATACTTCTCAACCCAATCAACAATAGCTTTACGATCTTGACCTTTCACTTCGTCAAGCAGATGCGTGAATAATGTCACGTCGCCGTGCTCGTACGCATGAGCGGAAATCTCGCAAAGAGTAGATTGTATCATAGATCGCAAAGTCTTGTTTCTGTTAGAAATAGCTTTGATCTGAGACTTGATACGCTTGCTTGAAGTTTTTGCGTTATTAAACATGATATGCTCCTTCCATTGTATTCATGTGTCAAACTAGATGACGCCCTACGTCTTGTGACGTTTGGTTATGACGTTTGAACGAGCATAAGTTATTGAGAAACAAGCAATATGACGTTATGACGGACAGAAAGAGTAAGCAGAGAAATCTCGCAAAATCGTATGCACTACTGCACACTTTGATAAATCCTCAGTTATTCTTTTGTAACGTCATAACGTCATAACGTCATATTGGTACACCAAAACACCTTATTCTATTGAATATTGCATTATGACGTTCCATATGACGTTTCGTGTGACGTCATCTAGAGTTGACACATGGCGTGGTCACAACTGTCGAAAGTCATTACTAGAGATATCGTTGAGAGATCCGTTCAATAAGTCGACACCGACACCATCAAGTGGTGAACGTGTTGGCACGTCATACGGCTGTCGTGCCACGCACAATGTGTCATGTGCTACCTGAAACCGTGACACATTACTGCGTTCTGGTGGCGCTCACTACCCGTCGAGATGATAGGTGCTACCTTTTTTAGAAGGGGGACATTTCTGTACCCAACCCTATCCGATGCACACGTTATACGTGCGTCTAGTCGGTATCACTGGCTCAAAGGATAGCTCTCGCTATGCTAGGTCTTCAACCCTAGCAGATGCCTCGTGGGGCTTACACTCCTACGCGTACGTAGTCCACGCGTTCGCAACTGACCGTCTTGTGAGCAGGGTGCGTCTGAATATCCCATTACGGGAACCCCTTTGTGGTTTAACGAGCGTCTCGGTGGCTCGTGGCTTGCTCTTCCACACGCAAGTATATTTACCTTGCACGCTTGGAGCGACCCAATCTGTGTGCCACGCGTGTTAGTCGCGTGGCTTAACAATAGCGAGAGGTAAACAAGGGGGGGAGGGGGGACGAGGGGCAGCCCCCCCTGGCCCGGCCCTTATGTATCCCGTTCATCGCAACCCCTGTTTTTTCTATTGTTCCCCTTTTGTTCTTCGTCATGCTGTTAGTTGACCAGAAGCAGTACATCTGTTAACGTGTGGCTATGACAGAACGTGTTAATCATGTAATAGACCCTACAAAAGTTCATGAACCTATCTTGACTCCCACTGAGCTAGCCAAGATCGAGGAAGATCCGTCTCTAATGGAGACAGTCGCGCGCCTATTAGGGGCGGTGAACCTTGATAATCTTTTTAGAACTATGCAAAGTCCGGAGGTAAACCCCACTGCTCGTATAGAATTTCAAAAGTTATTGAATAAAATGGGCAGATTAGAACCTGATAGTAAAACCGACGTCGCTGGAGCGGGCCCGCAGGTGGTAATCAACATCACACGCGCCAAAGATCAGGAAGATGCCATAACAATTGAGGGTCAGGCTATAGACGATGGCTCATGAAATCAATTTTGAGGTCATAAAGAGCCTCGACGAGTTCTTTTATAGTGAAAAATTCATCTCGTTGGCTGTTGGCCCCGTAGGATCGACGAAAACTACAGCCGGAATCATGAAAATACTGCATCATGCGGCTAGAATGGCTCCATGTAAGGACGGAATACGCCGTTCTAGGGCAATTTGGGTGCGAAATACGCGTGAACAGCTGCGAGATACGTCTATTCCGGACTTCTTGAAGTGGATTCCTGATGGAATTATGGGTAGTTTTCTTAAAACTGAGTACAAATTCATCATAAAAGTAGGTGAAATTGAGTGCGAAGTGCTGTTTAGAGGACTAGATGACGCCAATGATGTGCGTAGATTGCTGTCTTTACAGGCTAGTTTCTTCATTTTTGACGAATTTAGGGAGATTCACCCCGATATTTACAACGCTGCACAGGGTAGAATAGGGCGATATCCGGACAAAATGATGAATGGAGTGGGGTGTCAGACCGATAATGGAGTGCCAAATATGCACCTTTGGGGCATGACAAACCCCCCTGATATGGACACATATTGGGAAGATTTGCTCACAGACCCCCCTGAAAACGTCCATGTAACCCTACAACCGAGCGGAATGAGCCCTGAAGCAGACTGGGTTAAGTATTTACCTGATGATTACTACGATAATCTATCTCAAGGTAAGACGGAAGACTGGGTGGATGTGTATATACACGCCCAGTTTGGTAAGTCTTTAAGTGGGCAACCCGTATTTAGATCGTTCGACAGATCAGTGCACGTGGCAGACGACGAGCTCAAACCAATGTTTACAGACAATCCACTGATAATAGGTGTCGACGCCGGACTGACGCCTGCAGCCGTCATCGGCAACGTTGCGTACGACGGGCGTCTGGTAGTTTACGATTCACTTATCTCTGATGGCATGGGTGCGTTACGATTTGTTAGAGAAAGACTCAAACCTCTGCTGGCTAACAAATATGGAGGGCGAAAAGCTGTGGTTATAATCGACCCCGCTGCGTTTCAGCGTGTACAGACCGACGAACGTACGGTAGCTGACATCTACAAGAACGAAGGATTTAGTATACGTCCTGCAAGAACAAATGCTGTTGCTGCTAGAATTTCAGCAGTCGACAAATACCTCACACGTGTGGTCGACGGCAAGTATGGATTCATTGCCTGCCCTATTAATGCTGGCAATTTGATACAGGCTCTTGCAGGAAAATATCGTTACAAAATAAATACGAAGGGGGTACGTGATGAGAAGCCAGAAAAATCCCACCCGTGGTCTGACATAGCTGATGCGTTTCAGTATATGTGTCTACACGCAGACGGCGGAGAGGTTTTTGGTGCTATGAGTTTTAATGCGCAGAGAAAGGAAGTCGTTAAGGTGTCAGCTGCAGGGTGGACATAATCTGTTGACGCGTTATCGGTTTGATGATATTTGTAGTGAAGACTGTGATATTTATTTTAGTGCTAATGAAAGGATCGGAAGTAGTGGACGAAGGAATAGTTGGCAACTATCAGACGTGTTCATGGCACGTCTCTAAGATCAATGTCGCAGGAAATAACAGTCCCTACTCAGCTTATTGCCGACCAGAATTAACAGACATTAAAGAAGAAGAATGAATCTTGGCCCCTCTATAATACCTGTTGCGCGTTCTAGTGATATAGAAGCAGAAGCGCAACGACAGTCCGACATGAATCAAAATACGCCTATGGTTCAAGGTTTAGCATCTCATACGCGGCATCGTTGGGAAATGATGCGTGAACATTTTAGAGATGAACTAGAGGACAGACTAGTAGATTGCCTTCGTGCGCGAAACATGGAATACGATCCAAATAAACTGGCAGAAATACGAGAGCACGGGGGTTCAGAAATTTTTATGGGTATCGTAAGCACAAAGTGTCGTACAGCGACAGCTTGGCTTAGGGATACACTTTTAGGACAGGGTAATGATAAACCTTGGTCACTCTCTGCTACACCAATACCTGAAGTACCACCCGATGTTGCAGCTACAATGCAAAATATAATGAGAGATAATCTCATGGCGTATTATGCATCGGGAAATACACCACCAACACAGGATGAGCTAAAAGAGCTAGCTAGCGGCATGAAAGATACTGCTATGCGGGCTATGAAATTTGAAGCTGAAAAACGTGTTGAGCGCATGGAAAAAAAGATGGAAGATCAAATGACAGAAGGTGGGTACACCAAAGCGTTGTTTGAATTTACCAACGATATTGCGACCTTTCCGTATGCAATTATGAAAGGGCCTACTCCACGAAAACGAAAAACTATGAAGTACATTGATGGTGGGTTAGGCGTAGTAGAAGTCATTAGAGACGAATGGGAACGAGTTGACCCATTTAAATTTTATTGGTGTCCTTGGGGCGATGATATACAAAATATGCCTGTAATCGAAGTACATCATCTTACTCGTGAAGATGTAGAAAATATGATTGGCGTAGAAGGATATGACGAAGCAGCGGTTCGTTCACTTTTAATTGATTTTGGTTCTGGAGGAATGAACTGGCTTGATGAGGAGCATCAAGAGTATGAAGATGTAACAAGTGTTGATATGGATGAAGCTAGTTCAGATGTTGTTGCAGCTGTACAATTGTGGGACACAATACCCGGTGATTTATTATTAGACTGGGGATTATCCGAAGAAGAAATTCCTGATCCACAAAAATCTTATCCTTGTGAAGTATGGATGGTAAATAACACTGTCATTCGTGCTGTTTTGAATTATGACCCTCTTGGTCGTAAGCCCTACTACGTTACCTCGTTCGAGAAAGTTCCAGGTCGCCTAGACGGTAACGGAGTCGCTGACTTGTGTATGGACGCTCAGAATATGTGTAATGCTGCTGCCAGAGCACTTGCAAATAATATGGGCATATCTTCCGGCCCTCAAGTTGGTGTAAATATCAGTCGTCTCCCTCCGGGCGAGGACATCACACAGATGCACCCTTGGAAAATCTGGCAGTTTCAAGCTTCTGATTACAACGATTCCTCGCCCCCAATGACATTTTTTCAGCCAAATTCTAACGCTGCAGAGCTTTTAGGAGTGTTCGATAAGTTTATGAATTTAGCTGATGAGGTGTCTGGTATACCCAAATATATGACAGGCTCCCATGTGCCGGGTGCAGGACGAACTTCGTCTGGTCTGTCAATGCTTATGAGCAATGCAGGGAAATCTATCAAGCAGGTTATAAGTAATATTGATTTTGACGTTTTACGTCCAATGCTCGAGCGGCAATACCAAAGAAACCTCAGATATGCTGACGATCCTGATCTTATCGGTGACGTACAGATACTAGCGCGGGGCGCTATGTCTCTGGTGGTTAAAGAAACAGAAGCTGTACGCAAAAACGAGTTCTTGCGTCTTGTACTGGAAAGTCCGGTTGCACAACAAATTGTTGGTCTTCCGGGTACTGCAGAGCTTATGCGTGATATGGCAGGTAATCTTAATACGAATGTTGATCGTTTGGTTCCATCTCGTGAAGATGTGCAAAAACAACAAGAGCTTGCTCAACAACAAGCCTTAATGATGCAACAAATGCAAGCTCAAGCAGCTCAAGAAAACTTGCAGGAAGATGGTACACCTCAAGGTGGGCGTCAAGAAAATTTAGTTAGTTCTAGGCCAAATGGACAATAGCGTCGAAGAAATAATTAAAATTTACGAAGAAGCATTAAACGAAATAAAGGGCATAGCTCATGTTTCTGAAGGCAGAGCTGCTGCATTTTATGGAATGCTTGCAGAGAACGCTTTAAAGAAAGCAAAAGAGCTAAATACACAACCTGTTGACACGATATAACATATTTAGTATTCTTGCCCCATGATTGACTTGAATCTTTGTGACCAGCAGCAAATAAATGCGCTGCTAAGAATAAAAGAAACAGGCAATAACGCTCTGATAGCACTGCTAGAAGAGCAAACTGAAAAAGCCGTTTCGCGGCTACTGCAAGCAGATGACATGGCTACAATCCACCGTCTGCAAGGTCGTTGCGAAGCATTTAAAGATTTACTAAAGGCAATTGACGATTCGCCTAAAGTAGCAAACCGCTCGTAAGAGCACGACGAAGCAGACCAAAGACGGGAGTAGCTTACCTTCGGGCGCTACAAAACAGAGTTGGAGCTTTAAGGAGAAAAATATGGCGTTACCAAAACAGGTACAGAAACAATTAGACGAAGTTGAAGAGCTCGAGAAAGCGTTACAAGCCCAATCTGACTCTAAAACAGAAGAAACTACTTCTGAAGAAGAGATCAAACC